ATTTTATTAGCACTATCAAATTGTACTACTTTACCTACAGCACCTGTATTTGTTTGTGTAATCTTTTCGTCTACTTGGAATGAACCAGGTGTACCTGAAAATCTAACTGCTCTTGTTGCTCTTAATGTTGTAACCGTAGCAGCAGAACCACTTGATTTCGGGTCTCTAATTAATGCAACTCTTCTAAAGTCGTTTGCAGTTGTAAAGTCACCAGAGTTTGCAGTTTCAGCACCTTCAAAAGAAGTATTAAGAATTACAAAGAAAGCACCTAATTCTTCAAATGGGTCAAAACCGTGACCACCTTTTGGTTCAATTATACAATCTAATTCAGCACCTGTTAGTGAACCACCACCAGCAGTATTAATATCTGATACTCTAATATTTGCATAAGAATATCCTGAACCTTTATTTGTAACCGATACAGCAGTTACCGAACCACTTGTAATAGTGATTGATACTTCACCACCAGAACCATCACCTCTCATAGGAATGTTTGTGTATGTTCCAGCAGTACCACCTGTACCAGCAGTTTTAATTTTTACTATGTTTACAGCACCATCAACAGCACCATTGGTTACATTTGAGTTTGATGAAACTCCCATAAAGTCAGTTGATAAAAAGTTTGCTTGTGCAGACGCAGATAGAGTGAACATATACTTCCATTTGTAATCATCTGAAGTTTGTAAGATAAGTGTTGCGTTCTCACCAGTAGGTTCTACCGTTGAAGGACTATCGTTATTATTATCTAAACATTTGTATACTTGAAAGTTGCTGTTCATTACATAGAAGTTTGCGTCAAATAGATTAGTAGCGCCAGAATTAGCAGATTGGATAGAGGTACCACCTGTAATTCTATTACCATAATCGTGTCTGTAATAGTCATATGTTGTTCCACTAGTCCAGTTAATTCTAGGAGCTGCGAAACTTACATCTGAGCTGTTTATTCTTTTTACAGCCAATAAATCATCAAAAGTATCATACTCTTGTTGTACACTATCGGCAGGTGTAATTGGGGTACTATCAGTACCTAAATTTTCTGTTCTTCCGTCTGGTCTAGTTTTAGTACCAAACGCAGAAGGTTTTCCGATTCCTAGATAATATACATTACCTGAAGCACCGAAAGAAGTTTGAAATGCTTGTGCATTGTTCCTTCTGAATTTACTTGTTATAATTGCTGGCATTGTTTTCCTCTATCTTTTACGCTATATTTATAACATTACCCATACCGCTATGCGAGGTACATTGGTAATATAAAGTTGTTGGTGCGTTCATAGGAACATTAAAGATTAATGAACCTGAACTACCACCATTGTTTGTAATTCCAAAGTTATATGCAGAACCACCATTAGATACTCTTATCTGGAATGGATGTGAACCACCTTGGTTCAAAACGAACTCATAAGTATGTCCTCTCTTCAAATATAAGATTGGGTCGTTTTGTGGATTTGCAGCTCCATTAGCACCTATGAAACCATCTCCGTTAAATACGAAATCACTTGAACCATTATTTGTAACCGTGAATTGTGCTGATATTCTACTTGCAGGAGTATAATCATTAGGTCTCCAACGACCAATACCTCCTACATTTTCATAAACTAATACTTGTCCATAAGACGGAGGATTAGTTGTTGTATCAACATCTGATAAAACATTGATACCATCGTTTTCTGTTAATAAAGTAATCCAACCTGAACTCGTTGCAAAAAACAAATTGTTAGTGTTTTCTGCCATTGCGATAGCACCAGAGTAAGTTGTTGAATTAGGAAAGGCACCTGAAGTACTAAAGTTAAATTTAAGTTTACTTCCACTACCTTGTAAATCTATATTACCAGCACCTGATATATTATTAGAACCAGTTGCTAGATTACCACCTAAACTAGGTGTAGTATCATCTGATAGATTATTTAAAATCGTTGTTGGTCTAAATGCAGAAGCACCAGCATTCCATACAAGTGCTTGTCCACTTGAAGGTGCTTGAGTAGTTGTGTCTACATCTGATAATGCGTCAATAGATGAAGTACCTGATAGCATTTCATTCCATTGTCCGTTGGCAGCATAATAAGCTTTGTATGCGTTTGTATCAACAGCAAAGGCACCGTCCATCTGTGAAGCACTAGAGAAACCTGCTAATTGACCACCACCTTGTCTTATATAACTATTACCTGTAAGAACTAAAGCACCAGTACCTGTACCGTTACCTGTAATGATTGGGTCATTGTAAGTTTTATTATTAAAAGTTTGTGTATCAGAAAGAGTAGCGACAACCGTATTATCAATACCATATCTAACGGTATCATCTAAAATAGTTGAAGTTAATCCTGCTGTTGCAGAAAACAATAATGTATTACCTACGGTATAACTATCAGTTGTTGTACCATCAGATAAAGTTATATTAGAACCTACTTGTTTCCAATACATCTGACTTGCGCCATCAGTTGCAAGTACATAAGTTGAAGTACCTACCGTATCAGGAAAGAATAACTGGTCTAGTTTTACTTTACCAGAACCATTAGGAAGAATTTCAATATCACCATTTGCGACAGAAACTATCTTATTTCCGTTAACATCTAAATCGCCACCTAGTTGAGGTGTTAAGTCAACGGATATATCTCCTGCGGCCGCAGACGCAGTTGGTTCAAATCTATTATTAGAAGTGTTCCATTGTAATACTTGGTTTGATGAAGCACCAGCAGTTGTTATCTGTAAATCATTACCATCGCCTAGTGCTGTGTAGATTTCGTTGAAGTTGTCATTGACCTTATCACCACCGACACGCAGGTTATCACCTGTTCCGTCATTGGGAGAACTTCCTAATCCTATACTTTGTTTTGCCATATTTTTCTTCCTGTCCTAATATTTATAACCGATTTTAAACGGTACTATCAAAAGTTGCTGTACCACTACTAAATTTCTTTTGTGTATTACTAAATCTACCTTGAGGCACTAATACCTCAGCAGGATATGTAATAAATGTCTTCGCAATTGTTGATAAATCGCCATATTGTAATAGTGAACCATCAGCGTTAGTATTCGTACCTATCGCTCTTAATTCTGCTACTCTACCCCATACCATACTTGAAGCAGACATTGACCTTTGAAAGTACTTGTCAAAACTTCTTAATCTAGGTCCTGCATATACAGAACCGAAGTTTGTATTAAATGTTCTAAAGTTGTAAAAAGGTTTGAACTGAAAACTAAATGCTATGTTTGTTCTTCTCAAAGTCAAGTCTCTAGTATTACTAGCAAAAGGCGAACCACCTTGACCTGCTTGTGAACCTTCAGTTATTCCTAATCCTGCGTTTGGTCTTAATGAAGTACCATCATCTATCGTACCTAGTCTTCTACCAAACACCGTAGCGAATAGTGTATTTAAGATAGAGATAAATGGACTTGCCTCAATACCAGTAACCCTACCAACAACAGGTACTTTAATTCTATTATCTAATCTACTTTCAATATTAACTTGTCCTGTAAAGTAGAAACCAGCAGGGTGCATAGTCTTTTTAAAACTATCTCTCCACTCATCAATTGTACGACCTACTTTAATTACATAAGAAAAGTCCTGATAGTATAAACTATCTTGTATCTTCATTGTTGTTTCTGATAAATGTCCGTCTTCTGAAATATATCTACCTTCAGACGCAGAAACAGCAACAACATCAACCGTTGAAACTGATTTATTTGTTTTTGCCATAAGACCAGTTGTTGATGATAAATTACCTGACATTACTTCGTGTCCTATAAAATCACCGGTTACATCTTTTAATCTTAATATACCTCTAGCACTATCCCAACTTAAAACAACACCTGAATTACCTGAAGTACCACCAGTAACCGTTTCGCCTGTTGCATAGTTACCATTCGCAAGTAATATTATTATTGATTGTGGTATTGAAACCGTAGGAGGTGATGGTGCTTGTTCGTGTTTAGAACCTGCCTCAATTACTTTTATACCGAGTAGTTTTCCTATCTCATCTCCGTATGCAAATATCTCAGCGTTAACACCAGTTGAACTTGTAACCGTTACCGTAGGTGTTGTACTATAACCAGAACCACCATTAATTAATCTGATATCAGTTATATCTCCGATACCATCTTCTAAAACTATTTTATCGCCTGGGTTAATATCATTTTTACTTGTTGCAGTTTCATAAACAATATGGTCATAACCACTTCCTGTTTCTCCTGCAATCGCACCATTAACAACAGCAACTTCTGCTATCGCACCAGCGCCATCTGTATTATCATTTGTAAATTTTAATTGGTCACCTATTTGATAATTGTTACCAGCCGCATTGATAAAGAAACTATTTACAGGACCTTGTCCTATATCTGATACTTGACATTGTGAACCACCACCGCCACCAACTAGAGAAACATTGTCTCCGTTTTTCATTAGTGAACCAGGATTAGATATTGTAAATGAACCAGGTATACCTGTGATAGTTGATTTAATAAACAAGTCATCTGTATCTGTAGCAGTACCTTGTATAGTTTCACCTACAGCAAAAGTACCTGTGATACTTTCTTCGTTCAATAAAAATTCAGAAATAAAATCAGCACCTATTTGAAAACGAGATATGTTTTCTACAATTGCAGTCGCACCTGAAGTAGTACCTGTAATTTTTCTACCAATTAATAAACCAGTATTACCTACAGGATTGATACATCTTAATACTCTATTAAATGTAAACTCTCCATCTGATACTCTTAACATTTGTTCTCTAGGATAAAATGTTTCTGATTTTATACCGAACAATAATCTAAAAAATATTTCGTGTCCTTTTGCAGTACCTTTTGTTCTATAAAGTGATTTGATATTTTTAATTAAATTTCTTTTATTAACATCTTCGTGTAAGTCTTCAGGTATAGTTTTCATAAACTCATTTCTAAATTGATTTAAGAAATGCTGAATAACTTTGTCTGGGTCTCTAAAGTTTAATAAGTCTTGTATGTTTTGAACTGGATTAGGTTTGTAATTACCTATGACACCTGACGCTTTAGAAGTTTGACCTACGATAGTCTCACCTCTAATAAATTTATCTTGCGAGGTTATAATAAAACAACCATCGCCATCTGTCTCTTCTTGTAGTATTACTGCTTCAGCGTTTGATGTTTGACCTTTGATTACTTCGTTTTGAGTAAACGCACCGAAAGATGAAGTCTCTTGTAGTATCTTACCACCTGCGTCTATTTGAGTTGCTTCTGAACCTAAACGACTTGCGTTTAGAATTAGATTATTAGTTTGACCTGTTTCTGTTTCAAGTAATATACCTTCTGTACTTTGTGAGTTAATAATCTTTAACTCGGCACTTTCCATAAATGTAAAATATGTTCTAACAAATTCTACAAATTTAGGATGCTGTTCAAGTACAAATTCAGGTACCTGACTACCTAAAAGGTTAGTAATCTTCTTACTGAACTTTGCCATTTATTAATATGCGGATGTAGTAGTGTAACCAACTCCAGCGTCTGAAGCACCACCTACAAAAGTATCTTTGACAACATTGATTGTAGAGTTTGTAATATCTATTTCTAATATCTGGTCTCTAACTGGAACAATGTCGTTTGATGATGGTTGAACGGTTAACTCTATTACACTTGAAGCACTCCCTCTAATATTTGATATACTTGTTACCTGTAATGAATTGATTGTAATGGCACCACTAGAATAATCAATAGTACCTTGCGTTGTATTTGTATAAACTCTAGTTGCACCTGATAGATAATATCTTCTTACATTTCCTTGTCCATCATCATCTAAAAATTGTTCAAAGTCAGAACCATTAACTTTAAATCCTGTTGATGTTAAGATACCACCCATAGTAGAGTTGTGTCCCATATGAGGATTGTAAAGTGCGTTTCTGAAATAGACATTATATTTTAAAGAACTATTTAATGTAGGTGTAAAAGACTTTCTAATTTTTAAAGTAGTTATATTAGATAATAAACTTGTATCGCTATCATCTATCAGTTTTACTACTTTTGAATATCTGAATACACTATCAAATTTTTGTAGTGTGTTTGAATTGTATGTGTTTAACGCTGTTATAATATCTGATTTCAAAGTCTCACTATCTTTTGTAGTAGCGGCAGCGTCATACTTTGCATTTGTTGTTAATAGAATAGATGTTATTTCTGGGTCTACTATTTGAGGTGTAACCGAACCAACATTATATTCTTTTAGTTTATCAACTATGTCTGATTTTGTTTGTGTAGTTAATGTAGAACCACTAGTCGCCTTGATTGCGATTTTGACAACACCATATACAGGTGTCTCATCATCTTCACCGCCCCAAGCGCTAACTGATTGTGCATTAGGATAAACAGACCTTACTTTTGTTTCATAATCAGAAGTGGTTACTGCTCTGTCCTGTGCTGTATATTGTAGTGGCGCATTAAATCTTATACTCTCTTTACTTTCAGGTTCACTACCACCTTGCGATACACTTTTCGTTGTTACCGTAATGTTTGAGAAACCTCCGATAGAACCTGCAGGAGTAAAAGAACTTGCACCGTTTGATTGAGATTTATTTGAAACGACATATTCTAATATTACAATATTACCTTGTTTAGGTTTTCTACCTAGTATACCATCACCAAAGGTTACTTGAAACTTACCTGTATCTGTTTCATTTAAGAAATAGATATTACTTTCAGCAGATAGTTTTGTTAAACCTGTAACCTGTGAATAGACACTTGAAGAAGTATCTTGTAAACTTGTTTGTACTTTTACTTTTAATGTAGCAGTATCAGCGTTTACACTAGGTATAATAAATTTTTGGTCTGGGTCTTGTTCGTCAACCGTATATCTAAAAGTTGTAGGTGTTCCTTCAAATAAAGAAACATTTGAGAACTTGTAAACACCATCAACAGGTGATGTTGTTATATCTTCGTTTGTGATATAGTTATAAGTTGTGCCATCAACCGATGTTGTAAAAGTTGTATTCTTATCCATCGTCAATGTTGTTCCTGTTGCGTCATTAACATTAATGTCAACTGAAGCAACTGGTGATTTTGCTGATGAAGGTGTATAACCTAACATCTTAGCAAGTGAAACTACATTTGCTCTTATGTCTGCTGAGTCCAGATACATTTCATTTGCTAACATATTAGCATTGAAACCAAGATAGTGTGTATTGTATGCTAATAAATCTATTAGAATTGCAAAACCACTACCTTCAAAGTTATAGTCTGAAAATTCTGCTTGTTGCGAAAGAAAGTTTTTTAAATTTACTTTTATTGCGTCAAAATCTAATTCTGAAATCTCTAATTTTGTGCTTGCCATATTATCTTAACCTTTGTAAAAATGTCTCTACGACAACTGGTGTTTGTATACCTACAACATAGAAAGAAACCTGTAAATGATAGGCATTTCTATCTTCTAAAGGTTCTGCTACAACTGAACTAATCTTTGCTCTAGGTTCAAAGTTAATTAAAACTTCTTGTACCTTTCTTTCTAAATTCAATGCTGTAAGAGGTGTCATATTTTCAAATAACAATGCTCTTACATCACTACCTATTTCAGGATGAAAAGGTCTCTCATAATGATTTGTTTGTATTAAATTCTTTACACTTCTTTTGACAGCTTCAACATCTTCTAATTTTGTAATATCACTTGTTGTTTGATTACGCAAAAAGTCAAGGTCTAAATCAGAATATATCCTGTTTACCCTATCTTTACTTGTTGAAGATTTACTATCATAGTTTGCCATAACACTAATATTTATACACTAACCAGCAAAGACATTAGGCGAACCTTCAGCAACACTAGTACAACCCGATATTGCGTCACCAACACGACCACAACCTTTACCATTTATAAAGACCGTTGTACTACCTTGAGCAATCGGAGCTGCGTGTGCAGGACAAGGTAGACCTGGCAATAGATGTGTAGTATTGTTATCACCTTGTCTACTGATAGCAATACCATTGCAAAATACATCTGGCGAACCTACTGCTCTTGCAGGTGTGCTACAATGGGTAACATCTTTATCGCCTATTCTCGTAACCGCCGGCATTCCCTTTTCATTAACTCCTGTAATTTGTCGTTAAAGGTTTCTATTAACTTATGTTCTTCTTCTGTATGAGGTTCTTCGGGATATTTAGGATTAAATGAAATAACAGCACCTATCTCTTGTGGTATTTCATCAAAGTTAGTGTAAGTGTAGATACTTCGTCCTACTTTTATCTTAAATACACCTTCCATTTAACCTTGTCCCCTATAAGCCTTCCAACTTCTCTTCTTTGACTTGTTCATACTACTAAATTTAACCATTCTCTTCTTTTTTCCCTGACTTGTCTTCTTTGGTTTGCCTCTAGTATATAAATTTACGCCAAATAATCCTTTTCGTGCCATAAACCTCCATTTGTTATGGATATTTATGAAACTTTTTAGAAATTACACTTAAATTGTGTGTAAACACCGCCGTGTTTTAAAGTTTTTTTAATACTTTCTCTTTGAAACTTGTTGTCAATGGGATTATCTTCCATATTTGGGAAAATTTTGCAATCTGTAAACTTAAAAGAACATCCAGAGAACAAAAATAGTACAAATAACCCAAAAAATATTGATTTTTTTGAAAAAATGCTCATTTTTTGCTTGACACCTTTCGTTAATTGTTCTATTATGTATGTATAAACTATGAAAGGACTAAAAATGAGTACATTTTTTGCGTTTACAACTATTATGAGTGCAATAATGGCAGTAGGTTCTATTGAAGATTGCGGTGGTCATTGTCTAGGACAAGAAAACTGGACAATGTTTTTCGTAATGTTCGTTATAACTATAATTTCTGCTGTTTTGTGTTTCTATTTTCAAGGAAAAGAAGATAGTCAGTAAATATATTGCTATAATCTGGTTATCAGGTTATAACTATTTTGATTTTCAATCAAAAGATATGGTTCTGCTAGGTCAGTTTGACAATTGTAAGGAACCACATCAAATCGCTAAACAAGAATATCCACAACACAAAGCCTTTTACTGCGTAAGTGAAAGCCATTATGAAAGGTACAATAAGAAATGATTACTTTTTTAATTGTTTACCACGCTGTCGCTGTAGTCGGTTGTATGGTGTCAGAAAGTCTAGTCTGTTTTCCTGGATTCTTTTGATTTAATATTCATCCACTTTTCTTGTTTTTCTACTTTAACCTCATTGAAATCTGGAAAGATTAGGGTGTGTTGTTCATTTTCAGCACGCCCAAACTTAATCTTATCCCAACCTCTTTCGTGCATATAGTATAGAAACATTTTTGTAATAACTTCTATACCTGCTATCGCACCTGCGAAGTCAAATCTTCCTGTAATTAACCAAGATATTAGAAATGTATCACTAGTGGCAAGAATACGCCAAGTCAATGTCTTTAACAGACTTCTCTTCTTTTGTGATTGCATTGATTATGCCCAAGGTGTATAACCTTGTTCCTTCGCTGTTGGGTCGTCTTCTGAAATAATCTCATTGACTTCAGGTACATAGTGTTTCATCATACTCTCAACACCTTGTTTCAAAGTCATTTGAGACATTGCACACCCAGCACAACTACCTGCCATAACTAGATGTAGTTTGCCGTCTTCAAAAGATTTAAATTCTATCTTACCACCGTGCATTGCAACTGATGGTGCTATCTTATCTTTTAAAACAAATTTTATCTTTTCTATTGTTTCTTCCATTACACTAAATTTAGTTTTGCCTCTTGTTCTTTAGTCATAGGTTGTATACCTGGACCTGGTTGTTGTAAAACATAGTTACCACTAATACTTATTCTTTCATAGTCAGCATAGAAAGGTGCTACATAGTGTTGAAGTGTTGCAGGAAAAACATACATCAAACCTCTATAAGGTTCTACCGTAAAGTTATTTGCTTGTAAATTTGAAATCTTTTCGCCATATTGAAAACATAATTTACCTGATACCTTTGCATTAGTAGGTGGTACATTTTCAGTAAATATCTTTTCGTCTATATCACCAAACATTACAAAACTAAAAACACCACTATGGTCGTGTGGTGGATTGAAATCGTATTTGTGTTGAAAGTTAATCCATAACTGGTCTAATCTTAACACATTAGGTTTATTATCAGGCGATAATGTTCTATTGATATTAGGCCAACCTGAACCATAGTTACCTGAAAGTATATCAAAGAACTCAAATACCTTTTGAACAATCGCCATATCTGCACGATTACGAACTTCGCCTTTATCATATTTAACAGAAGTGCTTTGTTCAGTAGAACCCATAACACCTGCTAGATTATTTCTATGGTCGTTGTCTTTAGGTTTTTCTTTTCGTATTCGTTTACCCTCATCAATTAACATCTGTAAAATGTTATCGTCTATTTCTGTTCTATAAACAGGTGGACCAAAAGGATATAATACTTCGCCGTTGATTTCTTTGCCGTCTCTATTTCTACCAATCATTTGAGGTAAGACGGTCTTATCTCTCATTTTTGTCATAACTATTATCTTATACTATTCTATCTCACTTGTCAATATGCCGTATTCTTTTAAAGTCTGAATAAGGAACTTCTTCTCTTCTGTAAGTATCCTATTTTGAGTTTCTAATATACTAATCTTCTTATCTAAATCACTAGGTCCTCTTTCATCATCAAGTACCATCTGTAATTGTTTCTTCAGTATATCCATCTGAAACTTAAAATCTTTCTCTAAAGGAACAGGACAACCAGGTGCCATACGCAAATCTATGACATCTTTATTGTACAATTCTTCTTCTTGTCTTTTTCTATCGTAATTCATTATACTCCAAAACTTTCTCCACAACCACAACTACTTGTTGCGTTAGGATTCTTTAATTCAAGGAAACTACCAAATATCTCTTTCTTATATTCTATCGTCATACCTGATAGCATTAATAAACTATTCTTATCCACTAATAGACTGAAAGTATCGTAATCTAACTTCTCATCTTCCTCGCCTTGTTTATCATCAAAAGACCAGTCGTATTTAAAACCTGCACAACCACCACCTTTAACCTCTAGTCTTACAAACTTCTTATTATGTTCCTTTGCAAGATTGATTAAATGTTCCTTCGCTGTATCTGTAAGATTAATTAAACTCATATATCTTTTGTCTCCATACGACCCATTAAAATGTCTATTAATAATTTCTCAAAGTCCTGAAACATATCCCACATATGACTTTGTTCGTTCATCTGAAAGAATATGGCGATACACAATGCTATTATCGCAAGTGTATTGACCAGGCATAGAATTAGAATTAATTTATTCATATGATTATTTAGGGGAGATTTAACTCCCCCAAATATTACCAATTATCGGTTGACTTGACAACTCTATGACCTAGTACCAATCCTTTATTCTCACCTTCTTTTAAGGTATAACCAGATGTACCATTGCCATTTATATCCACTTCTGTACGAGAGGAAGCGAGAGCCTTTTCTTTTCGCTCAATCATCTTCTTCTTTCTATAAGTGGAGAGTAAATAAGTATGTCTATTCATAACACCCTCCTATGTTTCAAGTTAGGTGCGTTC